AGAAGTGGAAGGCACTAGACGCCATCTCCGATAGCATGGGAGAAACGAACGATTGCAGCGTAAAGGCAGTAGCCATGTTCTGCAACGTACGATATACGGAGGCTCACCGCGCTCTGGCATTAGTTGGACGCAAGAAAGGCAGAGGCACTACACCGGACAGAATCAAAACGGTGGTGGATAGCATCTTAGGTAAGAAACACGAGTATATATACCCGCTGGACGCACGACAGAAGGCCGCAGGCTGGACTAATCAGTTGGGATGTGACGCTAAGACGCCTACAACATTCGCACGCAAAACGCCTGTGAAGGGCGGACAGCTTGTCATTGTCAACGGACATATAATCTACACAAAGAATGGCGTCATACATGATCATGATTCATGCAATAAGCGGCGCATTGTAATGGTAATGAGTCACGTATAACAGGATAACAGTGTAGCATCTTGGCAACAGGGTGCTACCATGTGAATCCTCACAGACCGAAGGAGTATTAGTATGGACGTAGTAACCAACGATGACGCGATAGAACTGGCTTATGCCTTTGCAATATACAAGGGCGTGCGAGTCGCGGACTTAGAAACGCGTATGGACTGCCAGTTAGCGCAAAGCGCAGCACGCAGACTTCGCAAGACGCAGAACGAAATAGGCATCTACCTTGTCGATACAGACAAGCTGGAAGCGACCGAACGGCGCATGGCACGCTATGCCGAAGTATTAAAGACGCAAGGCATCATATAACGCAGGATAACAGTGTAGCGCATTGGCAACAGTGTGCTACCATGTGAATTCTCACAATACAGGAGCAAGACGATGATAGTTGATAATGGATATGATAGGGCGTACAGTAGCTTAAAAGCGCTTTATGTTAACGCAAGCGATAAAGCGTATTGTGACACGCGTTGGGGAGTGTGGAACGAATACGGCATCATTGCTATAGTGTACGCACATCACGAACAGGAGGCGCTTGACGTCATTGTAGACGAAAGCACGAAACTTGACAGTTGTTTAGTTGAGTTTAGTGAAGCGAATTATGATGAGTGTGCTTCATTGGGGAACGCTGGCGAGCTATTCGACCTGAGCTATATAGGAATGCAGCAAATTTAGGCTAACAGGGTAGCGCAGTGGTTAACGCTGTGCTACAATGTAACACTTAAACCACAGGAGAACACAGGAATGAATCTAGAGCGCGTAATGCTAGAGCAGGACAGAAAAGAGAAAAGGGCGCAAACTGGTGAGTATCGTCAGGAGTCGCTTAGGTTAAAGGGCGGCACAATTGCAGTGCATATCACCATAACTTTTGACGAATTATTTAACTAAAAGGCGAACATTATGAGCAGAATAGAACGCAGCATAAACCGTGTCATGGATAGCATAGAATTGTATGATCTGGATTGGCTAGAAGACGCGGCAAACTTGATAGAAGAGTACACAGACCTAGACGATGACAGCCCAGCACAGGATGCGGCAATGTACGCCTACGGCATTGATGAGGTGGGACTGTTCGAGGTGTTCATTGCAACATACCTGTACTGTGTCGATTATCACGATGGGCAGTGTTGCAAAGAGTACGAAGTGCTGAGTCAATTGAAGAGCGCTGGCTTGCAGGTACAGGGTAGCATCGACGATCAGGACGAAAGCATACAGGACTTATACGCTAGAATGGTGGAAGTCCATCACGCATAGGCTAACAGGGTAGCGCACTGGTTAACGGTGTGCTACAATGTGAAACTTAACCACAGGAGCAAGACAAATGGACGACTTTAACCTAGAAACATACTTGAACGCATTAGACAACCCAATAGCCGGAGCATGGTAATATGAAATTCACAAGCGAAGCACTATCAGCATATAGCAAGGGCGTAGCGGACGGTACAATTACTGACACTGTTACAGAGATAATAAACCTTCTAATGTGGGAGCAGGAGATTGTCAGCTATTGTTCCGAGAACGGCACGTATTCATTCGACCAAGACGACTTAATAGGAGAGCTGTAACATGGGCCAGGATTTGAGAGGATACACGGACGCTGAGCTTTCAATGTTCGTGTTCAATACGGAGCTTTATTATACTTGCATGATAGAGGACGGACTGTTACAAGTTACAAACATGTTGCGCCTCAACAGCATAGAGTACACAGTGGCGCAGTGGGACATGTTGTGTCGTGACTATCACGATGATCAGCAGGAACTAGCAATGGTACACGCACGCAGCGAGAGAGGGGAATAACATGATGACACCAGCAGAGAGTTACGAGCGCCAGTGTGACTGGTCGCAGGGCTGGGACGCAGCGGAGAAGCATTACGAGCAGCGTCTCGACAAGATGGCAGAGGAGTATGAGGCACTGCTGAAGGACGCAAGAGATAGCGATAGCAGGGCTGCTGACACCATCAGAAGGCTAGACGCAAGAGCAGGCATATTTGAGCGCATGATAGAAGACGTTAGGGAGGCAGTACAATGAGAGCGCATCATAAACCGATTACACAAACAAAGGCAGAGTTACAGACGGAGATTGAGATACTACGTCATGAAATTGAGATACAGAAGCGTGAGCTGTTAGCGCGTAGCGCAGAGCGAGACTTTGCAGAGAAACAACTAGACAGAATACGGAGGGCGTTAGCATGAAGACGGAAGATATGATGGTATTACACATGGCGTGCTTGACAGCTATAGTGGATGTGTGCGAGACTATGGATGTGAAGGCGCAGAACACGGAAGAGTGGGCAGAGGCGAACGCTGTGTTGCACTCATGGGTGCGAGGGGATGTGACTGACGAGCAGGCTACGCAATACTTCAAGGCACATGTAGGCTTATACAAGGAATAGGAGGGGAACAGTGTAGCGCATTGGCAACAGTGTGCTACCATGTAACACTTCAACTAACGAGGGCAGGACTATGAGACAGACAGAACTATTAAACATGGTGGACGCGATCAGCTACGAGGGTTATGACCGATGGGTGACAGACAACTCTAAGCACACAGTGTATGACCCTATGCACACGTATATCTACGAGGCATGTCAAGAGAACGGCTACGAGCCAACAGGGAGCGACATGGGAGAGCTTAGGTCTGAGCTTATGTTCTTGATAGAGCAGTATAGCGAGCTGCTGTATCGCTTCTATACACACGTAGGATGCACGAGCGCAACAGAGGCAGACGTAGTCCACATCATGGCAGGGATGCAAGAAGAGATGCGAGAAGATGCACCTTTCTGAAATAATGCTTGACAACATTTCCGATGTGTCATATAATAGTTTTGACACTGACGAATAACAACCACAACAAGTACAACCATTACAAACAAACATAAGGGGTACGTTGATGTACATGCAGACGAATGACTTAGACTACGCTAGCGAAGAGGAACAACAAGAGTATGATCTTTATGTCATGGACTTAGAGACACTCATCACAGAAGAGGAAGCAGTAAAGATAGAAGCAAACATGATCACAGAATATGAGATCACGTACAAACGGTCAACTACTGACGTTGATCTGAATGAGGATGATGAAACTTTAGATGGGGAGAACGTATGGTACTCATGATTATATTTGAGACACTATCAATGATGGTTGCAGGGTGTGCGCTTGCGCTGGTCGCTGTAGTAGTCATAGAGGGAGGGCTTTAATGGCAGATTGGATAGGAGGACAGCTGAGCTGTGAAGACTGCGGCTCTAGCGATGCACGAAGAGTGAACACGGATGACTGGAGTACATGCTTTAGTTGTAATACACGCAAGTTTGTAGGTGACGGGGAGAAACGAGTGACAGCACAGGTAACAGACAGAGCAACGAGCGAAGACAAGAGCATCAGCACACACACGCTGACGGCATTGGCTAAGGTTCCAGCATCGCCGCAAGGCATACCAGCACGAGGCATCACGCCGCTGACGGTTCAGAAGTTTGGTGTAGTGGTACAGGGTGAGAGCCACATCTATCCATACTATAGCAAGGACGATGTGACGCAGCTAGTGGCAGCTAAGAAGCGCCTACCTAACAAGGCCTTCCCTAGCGAGGGCAAGATGTCTGACACTGCACTGTTCGGGCAGAACGTGTTCCCTGCTGGTAGCAATCGCAACATCGTCATCACAGAGGGTGAGTGTGACACGATGGCAGTGTATCAGTTGCAGGGTAGCAAGTACCCCAGCGTGTCCGTGAGGAGCGCCACAAGCGCACTCAATGACTGCAAGCGTAACTACCTGTACCTTGACTCATTCGACAGCGTCATCGTGTGCTTCGACAATGACGAGGCCGGACGCAAGGCAAGCAACGAGGTGGCAAACCTCTTCGCTGGTAAGAGCAAGGAGATACGCTTCTCTGCTGATTACAAGGACGCGTGTGATGTGCTAGCCGATGGCGCTAAGGGTAGGGAGGCATGGAAGTCTTCATTCTGGGGAGCTGAGACGTTCACACCTGACGGCATCATTGCAGGCAGCAGCATGTGGGCAGAGGTGAGCAAGCCTATCGTTAAGAGCGAGGCAGAGTATCCTTGGGCTGGCTTGAACGCTCTCACCTACGGTATCAGGGCGCAGGAGTTGGTGACAGTAGCAGCAGGTAGTGGGCTAGGTAAGAGTCAGTTTATACGAGAGATCATTGGTGGATTGCTCGAGCAGACTGACTGGAAGATGGGCTTGATGTTCTTGGAAGAGAGCAGCAGGGCAACGGGACGCAGCATCATGTCTCTTGCAGCTAACAAGCCGCTTCACCTGCCCACCACCGTAGCTAGTGAGGAAGAGATTAAGGCAGCGTTCGATGCGACACTGGGGCAGGACAGGATGTTCTTCCTTGATCACTTCGGCAGCACCAGCATCGAGAACATCGTTGCTCGCGCACGCTACATGGTGAAGGCTCTTGACTGCAAGGTGATCTTCCTTGACCACATCAGCATCGTGGTGAGCAGCGGAGAGAATGGGGACGAACGCAAGGCGCTGGACGAGGCTATGACTAGGCTCCGCACACTGGCACAGGAGCTGGACGTGTGTATCTTCGTTGTCTCTCATCTCAAGCGGCCTGATGGTAAGGGACACGAGGACGGTGCAACCACCAGCCTATCGCAGCTACGAGGCAGCGCCAGCATCGCGCAGCTGAGTGACTTCGTCATAGGACTGGAGCGCAACGGACAGGCTGAAGACCCTATCGAGGCCAACACTACACGGATACGGGTGTTGAAGAACAGGTTCAGTGGTGAGACAGGACGGTGCGGAGCGCTGCTGTTTGACAAGGCCACTGGTAGAATGAATGAGGTAGCAGACGAGGATACACTATGATACATGCAATGTGTGCGCTGTTAATGCACGAGGCACTGTACGGGCCGTTAGCTGACATACCTATCGAGAGCATAGGGACTTGCACTGGTGAAGTATGTGTGGTATACTGGACTGAGAGTAGGGAGTGTGAAGAAGTGGAAGTAAACTTAACTGAGAGGAAGGACGTATGAATATATTTAAGACGACAGTGATAGCAGCAGCAGTGATAGCAGTGGCGGGGTGCGCTAACAATGCACAGCAAGACTACTACCTAGCGATGAGCCAAGCAGCACAGGCCAATGCCGAGACGCAGCAGATGCGCTTCGCAGCACTGACAGCTATGGCACAGAACGGGGACGCAGCGAGCAAGACAGCAGCAGTTATGGCTATCGCGCTCACTAAGAACGACATAGTAGCACCGCGTTATATCGAGAGTGACGCACTCAAGTGGGCCAGTGTGCTTGCACCAGTTGCTTCAACCCTGACGCTTGGCTTAGTACAGGCTGACGTTAGCAAGAATAGCAGCAACAACAGCAAGGACATTGCTCTTAACGCGCAGAACAACAACACCATCGCAGAGCTGGGCAGTCAGCAGCTAGTGGGAAGTATTGTTAATGGCGGTAACGAGGCAAGAGCAGCTGGGTATATAGCTTTGACGGACGTAGCAGTTACATCCATTGATACACTGGGTGTCATCACTGAGACGGCAATCACACAGCCACCGTGGGCCGTGACAGTAGTAGACCCTGTCATTGTAGAGCCTGTCATCGTTGACCCTGTCATCGTAGAGGTAGGCGGCGGACTGTAACACTAACGCCCCCGCAAGGGGGCAACACTAAAGGGTACTGAATGATATACTTCATAGACATAGAGACTAACCTAGCGCACGACAGGCTATGGTGTGTCGCTACGACAGACGAGGAAGGGACGAGCAGGCTGTACACTGAAGGCATGTACGACCAGCTACCAGATGTACATAGCAACACGTTCGTTGCACACTACGGGATGGGCTTCGACTTCCCCAAACTTAAAGAGCTGATAGGGTACGACATCCCATTAGCTAATCAGCTGGACTCTATACTGATCAGCAAGATAGTAGACTGCAACACAGAGGGTGGACACAGTCTCAAGAACCTAGCACGTAGGTACGGCAGTGAGTTGAAGGACGACTTCGATGTAGCTGATTTCGATTTGGGCTTTTCGCAGAAAATGGGGGACTACTGCGTACAGGATACACGTGCATTACGCTCTGTCTACAGGGGATTGATTGAGAAACTGTTTGCTACTGGCAGCCAGAACATCAACGAATTCTTAGAGATGGAACACCAAGTGAGGGCGCTCACCTATCAGCAGACAGCGAATGGATTCAAGCTAGACGTTGAGGCAGTGAGTAATTTATACACTGACCTATCATGTCACACTGCTGGCATCGAAGCAGCACTACGGGAGAGCTTCCCACCTATCATCACGGAGCGATGGAGTGAGAAGACAGGCAAGCAACTGAAGGACAACACGGAGGTGTTCAACCCATCATCACGACAGCAGATAGCACGCAGACTTGAGGGACTGGGTGTCAAGTGGACTAAGATGACAGACAAGGGCAGCATCATCGTGGATGAGACAACGCTGAGTAAGCACGTTCATATCCCTGAAGCTGCCGCTGTCCTCGACTACCTCACCACCAACAAGAAGCAGAGTCAGGTTAACTCATGGCTCAAGCATGTCACCCCAGAGGGACGCGTACATGGCAAGGTGGACACGTTAGGCGCAGTGACTGGTAGGATGACACACCAGCAGCCTAACATGGCACAGATAGCCAAGGGTGCAGACACACGAGGGGTGTGGGTGGTGGAGAAGGGCAACAAACTGGTAGGCATTGACGCCTCCGGCTTGGAGCTGAGGATGCTGGCTCACTACATGCAAGACGCTGAGTACACAGAGGCAGTGGAGAGTGGTGATGTACATGCCATGAACCGTGACGCTCTTGGACTGAGTGGTAGTGAGGGCAGAGACGTAGCTAAGACTTTCATCTACGCATTCCTGTACGGAGCAGGCGATGCCAAGATAGGAAGCATAGTGGGTGGCGGTGCTAAGCAGGGCAAGGCGCTGAAGGATGCCTTCCTTGCCAACACACCAGCACTGGCTAAGCTACGAGAGAAGGTGCAGAGGCTGGCTAAGAAGGGCCACCTGCCTGCACTAGATGGACGCAGACTACAGGTACGGAGTGAACACGCAGCGTTGAACGTGTTACTACAGGGAGCAGGCGCTATCGTTATGAAGCGTGGCTTACTGCTGGGTGACAAGCTACTGCAAGGAACACCGTACATGTTAGTGGCGCAGGTACATGACGAGCTTCAGTGTGAGGTGAGTGATGAGCATAGTCATAGAGTGGGACACTGCTTCGTTGAAGGGATACGACAGGCCGGACAATACTATGACATGCGTATCAAGTTGGACGGTGAGTATAGCGTTGGCAATAGCTGGCACGACACACACTAAAGGCTTGACAACATAGGCTATCAGTGGTATCATAGCTTTGTAGGTAGGGAAAACTTAAACTTATATAGGGAACAAGAACATGGCTAAATTAGAAACTAACATCAAAGTATCCGCTACTCTTATGTGGCCTTTCCTTGATCGCATCAACGACATGGCTGGCAAGTATTGTGTAGACCTGTGCTTCCTCAGTGACAATGCTAAGGCTGCGCTTGAGAGTGAAGGCTACACCATACGCAACAAGGAAGAGAAGGGAAACTACGTAACATGCAAGTCAACCTTTCCCATCGCTGCTTACGCAGAGAATGGCACTGAGTTGGTGAGCAAGGACGTTGACCCAGTCACACCTAACGTGCGTGTAGCTAACGGCAGCCTCGCTACTGTCACACTGGGTGGCTTCAGCTGGGCAGCACAAGGTAAGAGTGGACAGTCTCTCACCATCAAACGCTTAGTCATCACTGACCTGATCGAGTATGTGCTTGACGGCCAAGACGAGACAGACGCACTGTAACATGGACGGGGGCGGCAACGTCCCCATAACTTTAAGGAATAGACATGAAGAGATACGAGACAGCAGGTGTCATGATCATAGCAGTAGGCGTGATCTACTTAGTAGCATGTGAGATGGGGTTATTAGTATGAAGGACAAGATTATACAGGGCATATTGTTAGGAGGCTGGGTCATAGTGGTAGGCTTAGTGGTAGGCAGCACCGTGTTGTGGTTGCTCACTTGATCAGGCCACGCAGCAATCATGTCAACATAGACGGGGACGTGATCGTGTACGCGGCAGGATTTGCAGCGCAGACAAACGAATACTGGGTGGACAAGGACGTGTTCGACAGCAAGAAGGACGCAGTCACATTCTGTGAGCGCTACGCCATAGACATAGAGGAGATAGAGGTACGCATTATAGCTGAGCCAGTTGAGTATTGTCTTAGCACAGTGAAACGTATGACGGCAGGTATTGTAGAGAAGGCGGGAGCCGAGACGTACAGCATCATACTGTCCGGCAAGGATAACTTCCGTGTCAAGACAGCAACCATCCAGCCATACAAGGGCCAGCGCACAGCAGCTAAGCCTATTCACTTCGATGCTATCAGGAACTACATCACTACCGTCCTCAACTGTATCACTACAGTGGGCGAGGAAGCTGATGACTACCTGAGCTACCGCGCAGTGTCGCACAACGATACGATAGCTACGGTGGATAAGGACTTGAACAACACTGAGGGCTGGCATCTTAACTGGAACAAGGACGGCATGTACTACGTTGACGCACGTACTGCTGATCAAAACTTCTGGGTGCAGATGCTCACGGGTGACAGCACTGACAACATCGCTGGCATCTTCAAGCTGACAGGTACGAAGGCTAGCGCAGCCATGAAGCAAGAGGTGCAGAGCTGTGCCACGTACAAGGAGATGCGGCAGTGTGTCATCGAGACATACCAGCGCTGCTTCGAGAAGCTGGCTAACAAGATGGGCGTTGACTTCCTACCTGACGGTGAGCTGTACGACATGCTCTCTGAGATAGGGCAGCTACTATGGATGCGGCGGAAGCCGGACGAGCTGTGGAGCATAGACTATGGGTGCTAGGGTTAAGAAGGAGAGAGCTAACGGACGGTGGAGCGAGGCTAGATACTTTAGCTTCATACGTTCGGCGCTACGTAAGGCGTCAATGTCATGGCCTGTTAAGAGTGATGTGCTAGCTGCGTCACGTAGGGATAGGACAGAGGCGAGTGGGGAGGGCAAGCACAGGTATGAGTACGAGTGTGCAGGATGCCGCCGACACTACCAAGGCAAGGACGTAGCAGTTGATCACCTAGTGCCAGCGGGTACGCTCAAGAAGTTTGAGGACTTAGCAGGATTTGTATCGAGACTATATTGTGAGGCTGATGGATTACAGGTGCTATGCACTGACTGTCACCAGACTAAGACTAATCATGAACGGGGAAGCAAGACATGAAGAAGACTAAGCAAGCAAACAAGTACACGGCACAGTACACCACCATCAAGAAGGACGGCACACCCATACGTCACCTCGTGATACCAGACACACAGTGTAAGCCTGATGTATTCCTAGACCACATGACGTGGGTGGGCAACTACATCGTAGACCAGAAGCCTGACGTGATCATCCACATCGGCGACCATTGGGACATGCCTTCACTGTCATCGTATGACACAGGTACACTGGGCTTCGAGGGCAGACGGTACAAGCGTGACATCGAGGCTGGCAACAAGGGCATGGACATGCTGATGGCTCCCATCCTAGCTGAGCAGGCACGACAGAAGCGCAACAAGGAGAAGGTGTGGCGTCCGCGTATGATCTTCACCCTTGGCAACCACGAGAATCGTATCACTCGTGCAGTCAACGATGACCCTAAGCTGGAAGGCTTGATGTCTTACGCTGACTTCAACCTTGAGCAGTACGGCTGGGAAGTGTTGCCGTTCCTTCAGGTGGCTACCATTGACGGCATCTGCTACGCTCACTACTTCACCAGTGGAGTGATGGGACGTCCAGTGTCAAGCGCACGCGCACTGCTCACCAAGAAGCACCAGAGCTGTGTCATGGGTCACGTGCAGGACAGGGACATAGCCTTTGACAAGCGTGGCGATGGCTCACGTATCACTGGCCTGTTCGCTGGCATCTGCTACCAGCATGACGAAGAGTACCTCACACTACAGACCAATGGCTCGTGGCGTGGACTGTGGGTGTTGAACGATATACAAGACGGGGCGTTCGATGAGCTGCCTGTCTCCCTAACATACTTGGAGCGTGAACATGGAATGTAACCTGCTGTTTCAACTGATACAGGATCGCATGGACTGCGAAGAGATAGTTGACTTGTGTGGCATAGAGGTGGGGGAGCTGGCGCTACGGCTACGCTCTCACATCATCGCCAACAGAGCACGATTTGAAGACTACCTAGACATATACGACAACGAAGAGGAAGCATCTGATGACTACTAACAGCGAGAGAAACTTGAGCGTTGATGAGATACTACGCAGGCGTGAGGCCGAGTTCGAGAGAGACTACGGGTTCACAGGTAAGGCTTCGCCTGAGTACGTGCCAATGACTCCTGATGAGGTGTTCAACACCACTACCTTCGGGCCACTGAAGCACGCGCCTTGGGACAACATAGACCCTGACCCAAGGTGGCACAGACCTAACGATATGGTGGAGCTGACTGAGCATGGTGCTGAGCAAGACAGGTTTGCTGGCTCGTGGGACATGGCAGTGGGTGACATCAACAGCAATGCCAAGGGCAGCGGCGCACGTGCCAATGGGGACAAGGTTCCTATGGACTTGATACCTGTGTCAGTGTGGCGTAACAAGTGGCGCACTGCTATGTCGCAGAGCGTAGACGGCGAAGAGTTGATGGACATCATGTATGCGTTGGAGCGCTGGCAGAAGGGCGAAGACGAGCCACTGTCCAGCGTGCTTTCCTTCAACAACCTAGACGGTGCGTGTCGTGTGTTCGCCTACGGTGCCGGTAAGTATGCGGCATGGAACTGGGCTAAGGGTATGGCTTGGAGTGTACCACTGGGCTGTGCGCTGCGTCACATG